GTTGTCTTCAACTGTTTCCATTATTTTTCCTTCTTAATTTATTTGCAAATATATTATATCATAAAAAAGGGGAACAAATCCCCTTTAGTGTTAACTAACTACTATGAGTTAGCACCTTGAGTTGAAGCTGAGATTAGCGATACAGCAAACGCATCATTCAGAATCTTCGCAACAGTAGTAGCTTTCCATCCTACTGTACTTCTTTGGTCTAGTGGGTCAGCAGTACCAGCAGAACCTAAAGGTTTAACGATTGTAGAAGCATTACCTTTACCTCTTACATTAACGATACCGTAAGCATTTTCTCCAAAGATTGCAGTATGGTAAGTATCTACAGCACCAGCACCACCGTCAGCATTAATATATGCCTGAGTAGTCTCAACGAATCTTACATCTTTAACTGCACCAACTTCACCCTCTACAAGTGTTTTAGTAGAAGCATAGTTCTCAGCAGAAATGAATCCATCTAAGTCCTCTAGGTCATAAACAACATCAGGATGAATGATACCCCAGAAAGCACTTCTAACAGCACTTGTACCAACACCGTCAGTAGCATTTACCATTGGAGTAAACTTCATAGCATTTTGATTCTTTAGTTGTAGGATTGCTTCTTTAATGTAAGCAACTGTAATAACATCTGTTGCATCTAGTGTAGCTTCCGTTGAATGGTCTGCCGAACAAAGTACAGCATTAGCAAGGTTAGGGATGATAGCATCTCTCCATACAGTATCAAGTGTTTGACCCATTTGGTATCCTAGAATATCAGTAGCTTCTGCAACAGAGTTATCTAATCCATGAACATCAACCATATCAGTTAGTGTAACATAGTCACCATATTGTTGTACTGTAGCATTAATGTCAGTAACAGCTAATTGGCTTCCATTAGGTGTAACACCCTCAGATAGTGGAGTAGTAGCTACAGCTAAGTTGCTATATCTTCTAAAGTTTGTTCTTGTACCGTTGTTCTTTGGCAGACTTCTCATCTGTCCAGCCATATCATGCACTAATAGTGCTTCAGCTCTCTCTAAAAGGTTTCTGTCATAGAATCCTTGAATGTTAGCTGGTAATTGTGTTAAAGTAGTATTACTCAAAATAAATCCTTTCTATATATTTGAGTTGTCATATCTTTCCCAAAAGAGTTGATATGATTTTCTTTTGACTATATAATTTATAGCAGTTCTTGTCAATCCGTACATTCTAGCTACTTGTGCTTGTGAAGTTCCGCTTTTCAATAACTCTACAACACTAACAAATTCATCATAAGTAAATGTCTTTAATCCATTTCCCTTATGACCAAGTTCTTTGTATGAGTGTTTTTGATTCTCAGAATCTGTAGCCCACTCTAAATTGGAAACATGATTATTGGTCTTGTCTCCATCCTTGTGGTTTACAGTTCTTTTGTCTTCAGGATTGGGAATATATAGCTCAGCAACAAGTCTATGAACATTTACATCTGTTCTTTCCTTATTGTTAAAGATAGCAACTTTTACATATTCATTTCTGTTTGTTTGACTAAGTAGTCTAAGTGAACCATTTCCTTTTCCACTATATACTTTTCCACAATCAGAAACAAAATATTTTGTATTGTTGTATCTTTTGAGCTTCATTTAATCTCCTTATCTAATAGCTTTATACATGATTGTATCTGTTCCTGAGTTCACATAAGAGAACCCGTAACAAGCAGATGCACCTGTGTCTTGAACTGTACCTAGTGATATTGAAGTAGTAGTTGCATAAGTTATAACACCAGTAGAACCAGTAGTTAATACTGTCTTGTTGGCATCCATACCTGTAAACTTCTCATGTACTACATTGTCTGTCTCATTCACAACCATAACATAAGATGGTGTAAAGCCTAGACATACTTCAGTAGCATTGTCATCGTCACCTGTAACAGTTCCAATAGCTTCAGCACCAAACATAGCACTAACAGCTAGAAACATTCCCAATAGAATTTTCTTCATATTATCTCCTTCTCATTTCTTGCATCTTTCTATAAAGTTCATCATCTTCCCATACATCTTTGTGGTCAGCAGTATGTTTAGATACTTTCTTCTTGGATACAGAAACTTTCTTCTTTTGCTCTCTGCTTGCTTCAGGCTTAGTTCCCTTCTGCTCAACAGCATTAGCACCTACAAATTGATACGTTTCAACGAAGTCAGCATTTGGATTAAGTGCTAATGTCTTAATAACATCAGGCATAATCTTCTGTGCAATACCATTCTTTGTGTCCGTATGCAATCCTCTTAGTATGTTTGGATTCTGTGCAAATGTTTGTTTAGCATTAGCTGGCAACATATTAATCCAGTTATCTATAATAGAACCATTTTGTGTATCAGCTTGAATACTCTTGATAGTATCGTCTAGCTCATAGTTCTTATCCTCAATAACAGGTTTAAAGTTGCTATCAGTATCCAACTCATAAGGGTCTATTCCAAACTTGTTTGCTAATGTAGCAAATGCTTCTTTATTTCCCTTTTTGGCTTCACCTATAGTAGCAATAATCTCATCGTTAACATCATACTCTTCAGCTAATTCAATCAGCTTTCTTTTAGCAGATAAGTCCTGAGTCTTTGTAGTGTAGTCAAATCCTTTCTGACTTAACTCCTTCATTTCCTCTAGGGTAACTTGAATATCTTGCCCTTTATAGTTAAGTGTATATGTCTCTTCTTTAGAGTCCTCTTCGGTCTCTTCTTCAGTTTCTTCCTCTACCTCGTCAGATTGAGTTTCTGTTTCAGCTTCAGATTCTTCTTCAGGTTGTTCTAAATCCTCTTCCTCATCTACACTTGTATCAACACCTATATCTGTATCTTTATCGTCAAAGCCTTTATCATATAGCTCATCATAAGATAGTTCTTCCTGAGTGTTAGACTCTTGTTCTACTTGCTCAATATTCTCCATCTTACTCTCCTTCAGAATCTATATTAGATAGTTCTTCAAGTGCCTTACTGTACTCATCGTCTATCCTGTCAAAGTGGTCATATAACCAACTTCTAGCAACAAACTGTTCCATAAGGTTCTCTCTGTCTTTTACCCTAACTAAATTCTTAGTAAGAATATCAGCACCATCACTTAAATATAGTTCTGCAACTATCTTTTTAAAGTCTTTGTTCTTCTTTAGTCTCTGTAAAGATTCTCCTAAAGATACCATGTCGTTTAACTGTTGAGTGTAGTTATCTACTTGCTCCATTGTTTTTCCTTATATTGATATTGTTGGACTTACACCCATTGGATGCCAAATATCATCACTATTGTATCAGATAATGATACTCATTGTCAATAAAGACTATCTAGTTAATTCCTTCTTGTCTTTTAGCCCGTAAGCTTCAATCTTAGTGTTTGTGTTAGTCTCATTAGCCTTACTCATGTTTAGTATAGCTTTAGACTTCATTTCCTCTACTTCCA